TTATGATGATGCTAATGGAAATATGGATTTTGTTGTTACATTCCCATCACAAACAGATGAAAACTTTACAACTGCCGACCATTCTAAATTAGATGGTATTGAGGCAAGTGCAGATGTAACAGATACAAGTAATGTAACTGCAGCAGGAGCATTGATGGATTCAGAATTAACTGATTTAGCTGGTGTTAAAGGTGTAACAATCTCAACACTACAAGTTAAACCATCAGAAGGAGCTTTTGCAGATGGAGACAAAACTAAATTAGATGGAATTGCTGCATCGGCAAACAATTATTCATTACCAACTAACTTAGCTGGTGATGATATAGATATTGATACAACTGCATTAAGTGGAGCAACTGTAATATCAGATTTAGACCTTAACATAACAACAAATACAAGTGGATTAGTAACAGATGCAAATGGTAGTATTTCAACAAGAGATTTAACACCAAGTGATTTAGGATTAGGAAATGTAGATAATACTTCTGATGCTAACAAACCAGTATCAACTGCTCAACAAACAGAAATTGATACCAAAGCTGATTTAGCTTCACCAGCATTAACTGGTAATCCAACTGCACCAACACAAGCTGATAACGATAACTCAACAAAAATAGCAACAACTGCTTATGTACAAAGAGAAGTATCTGATTTATTAGGTGGTGCTCCTGCAGCATTTGATACATTATTAGAAATTTCTGCAAGTATTGCAAATGGGGATAGTGATGTAGTTGCATTAACAACAACAGTAGGTGGAAAACTACAAAAAGACCAAAACTTAAGTGATTTAACAAATGCTTCAACTGCAAGAACTAACTTAGGAGTTGCAATTGGTTCAGATGTACAAGCATTTAATTCAACATTGGCAACTGTTGCTGGTGGAACATATGCTGGTGATAACTCAATAGTAACAATAGGTACTGTAACCACAGGTGATGTACAAACAATATTACCAAGTGGAGTTGTATCTGGTTCATCTCAAGTACAAGCATTAGGTGGTGTTAATAATAATACAATTACATTTAGTGCAGGTGCAGGATTAGATGGTGGTGGTGCAATAACACTTAACCAAGGTTCAGATGAAACAGTAACATTTACCGTAGGTGATGGAGTAGTATCTGGTTCAGACCAAGTTGCTTCAACATTCGCACAAACAATATTAGATGATACATCTGCAGGAGCAGTTAGAACTACAATAGGAGTTGATGCAGCTGGAACTGATAATTCAACAGATGTAACATTAGCTGGTAGTAATTTCTTATCATTAAGTGGACAAGAAATAACTGCAGGAACAGTAGATATATCTTCACATACAAACTTAGCAGTAAGTGATACTGATGAAGTTAATATGATTTTAAGTGGTGATACTTTATCCGCAGAACTAATTGGTGGAGTAATATCAGGTTCAGCACAAGTATCTATTGATTCATCACAGATTAGTGATGTTGCTGCTTTCTCACAAAGTGGAACATATGCAAGTTTAAGAGCACAAGGAACTACAAAAGGTGATGTAGGTTTGGGTAATGTAACAAATGAGAGTAAATCAACAATGTTTACTTCTCCTACATTTACTGGAACAACCGCGGCACCAACACCAAGTTCAAATGATGATTCAACTAAAATTGCAACAACTGCTTATGTACAACAAGAACTTACTGATTTAGTAGGTACGGCTGGTTCAACACTAGATACTTTAGGTGAACTATCCGCTTCATTAGCATCAGACCAATCAGGTTTAGCATCACTAACAACAACTGTTGGAACAAAATTAGCAAAAGCAAGTAACTTATCAGATTTAACAAATGCAGGAACTGCCAGAACAAACTTAGGTGTAGATGCTGCTGGAACTGATAATTCAACAGATGTAACATTAGGAAATACAAATTACTTATCAATAAGTGGACAAGAAATAACTGGTGGAACAGTACCAGTTGGAAGTGGTGGTACAGGTGCAACTTCAGCAGGTGCTGCAAGAACGGCACTTGGAGTAGATGCTGCTGGAACAGATAATTCAACAGATGTAACTGTAGCTGGTAACACTTATATATCATTAAGTGGACAGGAAATAACAGCAGGTACTGTTGATATTTCTTCACATACAAACTTAGCAGTTTCTGATACAACAGAAGTTAATATGATTTTAAGTGGTGATACACTTTCAGCTGAATTAATTGGTGGTGTTGTATCTGGTTCTTCACAAATAACAAGTATAGGAAATTCACAATTATCAAATTCAAGTATAACAATAGATGGTTCAGCTATTTCATTAGGTGGTTCAATTACAACAAATAACACACAATTATCAACAGAACAAGTTCAAGATATAGTAGGTGGAATGGTAAGTAGTAATACCGAAAGTGGTATTAGTGTTACTTATGATGATACTGGAAATTCATTAGATTTCTCAGTTACATCACAAACAGATGAAAACTTTACAACTGATGACCATTCTAAATTAGATGGTATTGAAGCAGGTGCTGAAGTTAATAGAACTGCAGCTGAAACAAGAACTTTAATAGGAACAGGTAATGGGAATTTAGTACCAGCAGCTGGTTCAAGTGGAGAATTCTTAAAACATGATGGTACATTCGGTACACCTTCATATACAACAAACACAAACACACAACTAACACAAGAACAAGTTGAAGATTTCGTAGGTGGAATGTTAGATGGAACAGAAACAGGAATTAGTGTTGGATATGATGATACTAATGGTAACATTGATTTTGTAGTTGCATCTCAAACTGATAACAACTTTACAACTACTTTAAAAAATAAATTAGATGGTATTGCTGCATCGGCAAACAATTATGTATTACCAACTAATTTAGCGGGTGATGATATAGATATTGATACAACTGCATTGACAGGAGCAACTGTAATATCAGATTTAGATATTAATATTACAACAAACACAAGTGGTTTAGTAACAGATGCTAATGGTAGTGTTTCAACAAGAACATTAACTGCATCAGATTTAGGATTAGGAAATGTAACAAACGAAAGTAAAAGTACGATGTTCACATCACCTACATTTACTGGAACAACAGTTGCACCAACTCCTTCAGCTGATGATAATTCAACTAAAATTGCAACAACTGCTTATGTACAAGGAGAACTTACTGCTTTAATTGGTACTGCACCAGCAACATTAGATACATTAGGTGAAATTTCAGCAAGTATTGCAAATGGAGATAGTGATGTAGTTGCTTTAACTACAACAGTTGGAACAAAATTAGCTAAATCAAGTAACTTATCTGATTTAGCAAACGCATCAACTGCAAGAACTAACTTAGGTGTAGATGCTGCAGGAACAATTAATTATACTCACCCAACTTTTGATGGAGATGACATTTCTGTTGATACTGGTGCTCTAACAGGAGCAACTGTAATATCTGATTTAGATTTCAATATAACAACTAACTCAGATGGTCATGTTACTGATGCAAATGGTAGTGTTTCAACAAGAACACTAACTGCTGGTAATTTAGGATTAGGTAGTGGTGATGATGTAACATTCGGAACACTTAGAATAGATGATGCAACTGCATCAACAAGTAAAACTGAAGGAGCATTAATTGTAGATGGTGGTGTAGGTATAGGTGGAGCATTAAACGTAGGTGGAGATGTTGTAGCATACGCTTCTTCGGATGAAAGATTAAAAGATAATATAGAACTTATTTCTAATCCAATTGAAAAAGTACAATCACTTAAAGGTGTTACTTGGAATTGGAATGATAATGCAGATGAGTTACAACAATCATTACCAAATGTTGGTGTAATTGCACAAGATGTTGAGAAAGTTCTACCACAGTTGGTAACTGATAGAGATAATGGATTTAAGGGTGTAGATTACGCTAAACTTACTGGATTACTTATCGAAGCAGTTAAAGACCAACAAAAACAGATTGATGAATTAAAGAGTAAACTTTCTTAAATAAGAGAATTTACTTAATAGTTCGATTTTTAATAATCTAAAAAATACATATATATCTTTATATAAAGATGATGTATTTCTTAGGGGGTATATAATTATATAAATAAGGTAAGTCATATATATGGCACAATTAATTAAGCTAAAAAGAACATCGGTAGAGGGTAGAAAACCAACAACGTCTAATCTTGAGTTAGGTGAATTGGCAATAAACACATACGATGGAAAGATTTACTTTGAAAAAGATAATGGAACTCCTTCCATTAAAGAAATAGCCACAGAAGATACTTACCACTTTTACACAACTTCACTAGATTCAAGATATGTTAACCTCACAGGTAATGAAACCATAGCAGGTAACAAAACATTTTCAAACAACATAACGATAGTAGGAAATCTCTCAGTAGAGGGAACTACAACTACAATTGATTCAACTACTGTTAACATAGGAGATAATACCTTAGAACTTAACTATGGTGGTTCTCAAACAACAGGAGGTATCTTAATAAAAGATGCAACAGGAGCATCAACAACAAGTGGTTCTTTATTATGGGATTCTTCAAATGATTATTGGAAAGCAGGAAAATTAGGTTCTGAATCAGAAGTAATTACAGTTTCTAATATAGTAACAAACTTACCAACTGGAACTGTTAGTGGTTCTTCACAAATATCACTTAGTGGATTCAATACTTCACAATTATCTGAAAATACAAACCTTTATTATACAGATGCAAGAGTAAAAACTAAATTAGATGCAGATAGTGTTATAAGTGGTAGTAATTTAGATGGAATGACCGTAAGTGGTTCATTTAGTGGTTCTTTCCAAGGAGATGGTAGTGATTTAACAGGATTATCAGTAGACCAAGTTGCAACAATAACAGATACGTTTACAAATGTATCTTCTAAAGTAGTAACTCACAACTTTGGTACTAAAAATGTAATTGTAACTGTATATGATGAAAATGATGGTTATTTTATACCAAATTCAATTGTAACAACAAATACTAATCAAGTAACTGTAACATTTGCATCGACCGAAAGTGGTAGAATAGTAGTTGCAAAGGGTGGTCATGTTGTACAAGGTGTTGCATCAGATGCAAACTTATTAGATGGAGAAGATGGAACTTATTACTTAGATTATGGTAATTTTACAAGTGTTCCAAGTGGAATCATTAGTGGTTCAGCACAAATAACAAATTTAACAACTCACAAAGAAACAGTTAGTGGAGCATCTTCTTATGATGTAGACCATAACTTAGGTGAACAATATCCAATTGTTCAAGCATGGAATACTGCAACTTCAAAACAAGAATTACCTAATTCTATAACAACAAATTCAGTAAATCAAGTAACTGTTGATTTTTCTACAACTTTTGCAGGAATTATAATCGTAAAAAAATAAAATATGTATGATGTGTATTATACAACTGGTGGTGGCCCTTGGGTAAACGCTGGTACTGATACTTGGGTAAATCTATGGATGGAATTAGTTGCACCTAAGTTAGATGTAAAACCAATTCTTTTAATTCATAGAACAAAACCAAAAGAATATGGAGATTATGATTTTCCAATAGAAGCTCATTGGCATGGAGATAATATAGAAAAGTTTGAAGAATTATGTAAAGGAGCACGAAGAATCAATATATTACATGGTCATTATACACCAACAAAACCGATAATAGATAATAGTGATAAAATACATTCAAATGTTTTACATAATTCAGTAGACCATATATTAAAATCTCAAATGGGAAGTGATGTTATGTTAAGTTGGCATCCTTATTTGGATTCAAGTTGGGAAAAACAGGTAAATGATTGGTCAGAAAATTCAATATGGGTTGGATTATATGAAATATTGTTTAAAAATACAAATATACCAAATTTTTACGAGTTTAAACAAAATTTACCATTAAATGATTCGAATACACTTGGTTTCGCTGCAAGATGTGAAGGAAGAAAGAATCCATATTACTTAGATGGGTTAAAATCTTATATATTTACAAACACAACAGAATTTAATATAGTTTGGAAACAAGGAACTAAATTAGATACCTCTAAATCTAAAATATATCATTATAATTCTAAATTTAAAAATACATTTTATAATATGGATTGGGGAATCTCTCATTCTTGCTTTACTAGTGAACCTTTTGGATATTCTATATTTGAAGCGGTTGATTATGGTAAATTACCAATATTACATACATCATGGTGTAAAGATTTAGAATATCCATATCGTGCATCATCTAAAAAAGAATTTAAACATATTTATACTAAGTTAGTAACTACCTCATATGATGAAAAAATAAAATGGTTTACTCATATAAAAGAATATATGAAAAAAAACTTTTCTGATAAAGATTTATGGGTAAATAGATTACTTGATATTTATAATATATAGGAGAAAACAATTATGCCAACACTAAGCTCAGGAGATACCCTTTCATTAAACGATTTAGCAGGTGCTAATGGAGTAACACAAGATGCAAACGTATCACTAGGTACTATTAAAGGAGGCTCACCATCATCAGGTGATAATGTAGGATTATCTACATTCGCCGTAGATTCCATTGATTCAATGAGTGGATTTACATATGCTATAGAATCAACAACAGAAACATATACAATAGGAACAACAGGTGCAGGTTCAAACTTTGCATCAAAAAATGGTTCTTATAGTGGAAATGTAACTTGGTCAGTACCAGCTGGAAGTAAAATAGCAATAAATACTAATAGTGGATTATCTGCAACATTTGATGTATCTGCAATGGATAACTCAGATGGAATTTTAGATGGAGCAGTAACACATACTATTAGAGGTAATTTTGCTGATGGTTATAATGACCATATAGGTAGTAGTGATGGATATGGTGTAAATAAAGATAAAACAGTTTATTCAATAGATACTTACGATGGTAACACAACAGGATTATGTTTAACATCAGATACACCAATTAAATTGGCAGATGGAACATCAATAGAAATAGGTGAAGCTGAAGAAGGAATGAAATTACAAGGATATTCATTAAATGAGTTAAGTAATTTCGGTGATGCTGAATATATGAATTGGAATACAAGTGAACTTGGACAATTTGAAAGAGAAGTTGAAGTTGAAAATGTAGTTTTCTCATTTGCAAGTAAATATTATGATATAAATAATGGAGATGTAAAATGTACATCAGAACATCCATTCTTAGTATTAGATGGAAGTGATTATAGATTTAAAAGAGCTCACTTATTAAGTGAAGGAGATATTTTAATAAAAGGTAATGGTAGTGAAGTAGAACAAGTTTCTATTTCATCAATTGAAATTATTGAAGAAGATGTAGAGATTGTATCATTAGATGTATCAAATACAGATACCTATATAGCTAATGGATATATAACTCACAACAAAGGAACTAATTCACATACAGATTTTGATGGGCCAACTGCACCAACAAGTGTATCATACTCACATCCAAACTTATCATGGAGTGGTGGAACACCTGATACTGATTCTGGTGGTATTACAGGATATGATGTACAAGTAGATAATAATTCTGATTTTTCATCACCTGTTATAAATGAAACAAATTGGAATGCATCAAACATACAACTTGCAGGTGGAGCAGTTACAGCTGGAACATATTATGCAAGAGTTAGAAATATACAATCTGGATTAAGGTCAGGTTGGACAACTATTGGTGGAAGTAATTCATCTATTAGTGTAACATTATAATAATTAATATTGTTTTGAAAAAAAATGTATATTTATATATACACTAAAGATTATTAAATTAAATATATCAAAATGGCAAAAAAAATAAAGTTTACAAAAGATGAAGTTATTGAAATAGATAACTTAAAACAAGAAGTTGCATCAATTTTTACAAGATTAGGCCAACTTTCGGTTGAAAAGAAAAGAAGAATTGATGAAGTTGAAAAAGTAGAAAGTGATTTACTTAATCAACATCAAGAACTAGTAGAAAAAGAAAAGCAAATATTTGCTGGTTTAAATGAAAAGTATGGAGATGGAAACTATGACCCAAATACTAATGAGTTTACACCAATAGAAAAAGAAGAAACTAAATCTAAAGAAGTTAAAAACTAACCTTTAGAAAAAGTTATTTATACTTATATAAGAGTATTATTATACAAAAACATAACAAGGAGTAATAAAAATGGCAGAAAAAATTGTATCACCTGGTGTATTTACGAGAGAAAATGACCTTTCTTTCATATCACAAGGAGTTGGACAAATTGGAGCAGCAATAATTGGACCTTTCCATAAAGGACCTGCTTTTGTACCAACCGTTGTTAATACACAATCAGAATTCGAAGAAATATTCGGTACACCTAATGGAGAATACTATACAGGATATACCGTACAAAACTACCTGAGAGATGCAGGAACAGTAACTATTGTTCGTGTAGGTAATCAGGGTGGATATACAGAACTAGGACCTCAAGCTGTAATAAGTAGTGGTTCATCGGTTAACTTAATATCAACAATATTCCAAACTCATAATGGAGATGGAACATCAAATGCAGGTTCAACATTAACAATTGCTGATACAGGAAGTGTTGGTACGGAATTTAATATCACAATAAGTGGTTCAAGTGCAATATCCGCATCAACTAATCCAGCAAATGGAAATGATATAGGAGATGTATTTGGAAGTAACCCAAGAGGTTCAAAAACAGTATATGCATACAACTACTTTGAAAATTCTGCAACAGAAAACAATTTAGATATTGCTAGTGGTTCAACTGAGTTAATTACTTTAGGTGACCAAGCATTTACACAAGATATTCTAAATGCATCAACACCATATATAAAATCTCAATTGATTTCTGGTGAAAGACATGATTTATTTAGATTCCACACTATCGGTGATGGTTCTAATTATAATAAAGAATACAAAATTATAATATTCAATGTTAAAGCGGCTGGTTCATCAAATGCAACTGATTATTCTACTTTCTCAATTGGTGTAAGAGGATTCTCTGATACTAATAAGAGACCAAGTGTATTAGAAACATTTAATAATGTTAATTTAGACCCTGCATCACCAAACTACATTAAGAAAAGAATTGGTGATATGAATATTACTATTGATGCAAATGGTAAACAAACAATGAATGGTGATTACCAAAACAATTCTAAGTTTATTAGAGTAGAATGTTCTGATGAAGGTTCATTCCCAATCATTGCTGGACCATTCGGACATGAAAAATATTATAACCCAATTTTTGTTGGAGATATTGGTTCTCATGGATATGGTGAATCTATTGTACCATCAGCTATCTTCTCAACTGGTTCAGATGAAAACACATCTTCTAAATCAGTACAATATAGTGGTATAGATTTAGATACAGCTGTTATAAAAATAGATAACAACAATTACTTATCACCAATACCAACATCAGCAACACAAGGTGGAAACACAGTATTTGCATTTGATGGTACTGTAACTATACAAGGTGGAACTAAAGCATTTGGATATGAACTTACTGGTTCTAATTCAACTGATGTTAATAAAAGACAATTTATAGTAGGTTTCCAAGGTGGATTCGATGGAGTATCACCAACAATCAAATCAGCTAAATATGGTGATTCTGATTGGGGTGCTGGAAACTCACAAGGATTTGATTTATCTACTTCAACCGCTAAAGGTTCAGTTGCATATGTAAAAGCAATCAACGCAGTATCTAATCCAGATGATTTTGATATCAACTTGGTATCTGTACCTGGTGTTGTAAGAAGATTACACTCTTATGTATTTGATAAAGTAACTGATATGGTAGAAGCTAGAGAAGATGCATTCTTCATTGGTGATGTAACAGATGGTGGAGATACTATCGCAGATGCAATTTCACAAGGTGAATCGGTTGATTCTAACTATGTAGGTACTTACTACCCATGGGTTAAAACAATAGATTCAAGAACAAATAAACTAACAACAATTCCACCATCAGTATTGATGCCAGGAATTTACGCTTCAAACGATGCGGTTGCTGCTGAGTGGTTTGCACCAGCTGGTTTAAATAGAGGTGGTATCGTAGGTGCGGTATCTGTATTAAACAGATTAACACATTCTGAAAGAGATACTTTATATGAAGGAAAGATTAATCCAATCGCTCAGTTCCCTGGAGAAGGTATTGTTGCATTTGGACAGAAAACTTTACAAGATAAAGCATCTGCACTTGATAGAATCAATGTAAGAAGATTGATGATTAGAGTTAAGAAATATATTGCTTCAACTTCAAGATACTTAGTATTTGAACAAAATACATCTCAAACAAGAGGTAAGTTCTTAAATACTGTGAATCCTTATTTAGAAGGAATACAACAAAGACAAGGATTGTATGCATTTAGAGTGGTGATGGATGAGAGTAATAACACACCTGATGTAATTGACAGAAACATATTGGCTGGACAGATTTTCCTACAACCAACAAAAACTGCTGAATTCATCGTGTTAGACTTCAACATCTTACCGACAGGGGCATCATTCTCGGCATAATTAATTAAAAATAAAAAAGAACTATATTTATAGTAGAATATAATTAGGAGAAAACAAAATGGCAGAAGTATTAGAATTTAACGATATGTTTTATACCAACTTCGAACCGAAGATGAAGAATAGATTCATCATGGAAATCGATGGTATCCCTTCATATCTTATAAAAACAGCAAACAGACCTTCAATTCAATTTGAAACTGTTACCCTTGACCACATTAACGTTAAAAGAAAACTTAAAGGAAAAGGTGAATGGCAAGATGTAGAGATTACTCTATATGACCCAATCGTTCCCTCAGGAGCTCAAGCAGTAATGGAATGGGTGAGAACATCTCACGAATCTATTACAGGTAGAGATGGATATGCAGATTTCTATAAAAAAGATATCCAATGTTACCTATTAGGACCTGTTGGTGATAAGATTGAACAATGGACTCTAAAAGGTGCATTTATCAATAACGCAGTGTTTAATGATTTAGATTGGTCAAACTCAACTGACCCAGTCGAAATTAGTTTAACATTATCTTATGATTATGCTATTTTAGAATACTAATACTACTCCCACATATTTATAAAACGAAAAAGTTCTCTTAGTGAGAACTTTTTTTATGCCTAATTTCTAAATTTTTAAAAGTTATATATTTATATACGAACAAATTAAATTAAAAGTTATGGCAAAATATGATTTTCCTACGGAAGTAATAGACCTTCCATCTAAGGGTAAACCATACCCAGAATCAAGCCCATTATCAAAGGGTAGTGTTGAAATAAAGTATATGACCGCTAAAGAAGAGGATATACTTTCATCACAAAATTTGATAAGGAAGGGGGTGGTGCTCGATAAGCTATTTGAATCTGTTATTGTAGATGACGGAATTGATATAGGTGATATATTAATTGGTGATAAAAACGCAATTCTTTTAGCAACTCGTATCTTAGGATATGGTGCAGATTATCAAGTAGAAGTAACCGACCCTTTTACATTAGAAACACAAAAAGTAAATATTGATTTATCTAAAGTACAAACTAAAGATATAGATGATAAATTAGTAAGTAAAGATAATACATATTCTTTTACATTACCTACTTTAAAAACAGAAATAGTTTTCAAATTATTATCACATAAAGATGAAAAAGATATAAATGCTGAAATAGCATCACTTCAACGATTAACAAAATCAGAAGTAAATCAAGAAGTATCTACTCGATTAAGATATATGATTCTAAAAGTTGGTGATAATGATGATAGAGGATTTATTAACAAATGGGTAAAAAATAATTTACTTGCAAGAGATTCCAGAGCTCTTAGAAAGTATATAAAAGAAATATCCCCTGATTTAGATTTGAAATACGAATTTACATCAGATATAACTGGTGAAACGGAGGCACTTGATATCCCATTTGGGGTTGGGTTTTTTTACCCTTCCGAATGATTATAGTGTCCAACTTCATAATCAAATTTGGGAAATGGTTAACTATGGTAATGGATTCACTTGGAGTGAGGTATATACGATGCCAATCCATTGGAGAAGATTTTACTTTAAAAAGTTATTAGATGCCAAAACAAAAGAAAAGGCAGAATACGATAAAGTTAACAAAAAAGGTGGTTCTAAAGGACCAAATGTAAGAGTGAGGAAATAATTCCTCACTTTTTTTTTACCCTATATTTATATAAGAACAATTATATAGGAAAAACACTATGTCTAAAAAAAATATGATACACGAAGGATTAAGTAAATTCATTGGTGATTTCTTTGATGGTGTAAAAACTAACACCACAAAACGATATTTGGATAAAGCTAAAAAAGCAGGGTTACCAAAACCTATGATAGATAGAATGGCAAAAATCGAAAAAGAAAGACAAGAACTAGATAAACTTATTCAAAAATACTCTAAGTAGATAGGATTATACAATGGCTGAATTTTCAGGACAAGATAATGTACGAATACAAAAAGAAATTCTTAGAATTAAGGGTTTAATTGAACGTGCTCAAAAGGGAATAAATGCAGCTGAAAAAGATGGTCAAAAACAAAGTGAAGCAAGTATAAAAGCACAAGAAAAAAGAAATGCTCGTATTGTTGAGGCTGGTAAACAAATCAAAGCAAATAATCAAGCAAGATTAGATGCACTTGGAAGTGAAGAAAAATCTTTAAAAACATTAGGTAGTATATATAATAATTTATCAAACCTACAGCTACAAGATTTAAAACTAATTGAAAAGAAAACCAAAACAGGTAGTATTGCTCAAAAGCAGATTCTTAAAATTGCAGATATAAATAGAGATATAGCACAATTAGGTGCAGAAGATAATTACCAAAGAGAAGCATTAATTAATAAAAGGAACGAAGAATTTGGAATTCTTGAAGCTAAAGGAAAATTAGGAAAAGCAGACCTAAAACAACTTAAACAACAAAATGATTTGGCATTCAAATACTCTCAGATGTCAAGTGAGCAAAAAGACTTAATTCAAAAACAACACGATGTAATTGATGGAATGAAAAAATCCATTCAAGGAGTTTTAATGACAGCTAAAACCCTATATGGAAATATTGTAGGTGCAATAGGTGGTATTATCTCTGGAATGGGTATTATTATTGGCAAAGTAGGCAAACTCAATAAAGAATTTGGAACATCAATGTTTCAAATTGGTGGTATTGCACAAGAAACGGCATTATTAGAGATTTTCTTTGAAGGTTCTGCAGAAGCTGCAAAAACATTATCATCTGAATTAGGAGGTACTGAAGGGTCATCATTAGCTCTAAAAACAAACATAGGTATAATGTCAGAAACATTAGGCCTAAGTGGTGCAGAAGCAGCTACCTTAGTTGGACAATTCTCAAGATTAAATAATGGTTCTACGAGTGTTGCAACTGATATGATTAAAACATCAAATGAGTTTGCAAGACAAAATAATATCATACCATCAGAACTTATGGCTGATTTAGCAGCTTCAGCTGAAGAATTTGCATTATTTGGTGAAGAAGGTGGTGATAATATATTAAGAGCAGCTGGATATGCTCAAAAATTAGGTGTTAATATGAAAACACTTAGTGGAGTTGCAGAAAACTTATTAGATTTTGAATCCTCTATTACTAAAGAATTAGAATTAGGAGCTTTACTAGGTAGAAATATAAACTTAAACAAAGCAAGAGAACTTGCGTATAGTAATGATATAGAGGGAGCTACAAAAGAAACATTAAGACAACTAGGTGGTGTTAATGCATTTAATAAAATGGATTATTACCAAAAGAAAGCAACTGCTGATTTATTAGGCGTTTCAGTAGCAGAATTATCCAAGATGGCCAGTAATCAAGAAAAAGCTGCCAACCTTAGTAAAATAATGGGTGTAGAATTTGGTTTCGTTGGAGAAGCTTTGAATTTTGCTGTAAATAAATCAGGTGGGTTAATTTCAACATTAGGTGGTGGTATTACTGCCTTAGGACAAATGAACCTTGGTTTTCAGGCAATGGGAACAACAGTTGGTGGTGCATTAAAAGGAATAAAGGATTATGTAAAACAATTGTTTACGGCGAATGCATTAACAAAAGCTCAAAAATCTTTATCAGATAAACAAATATCAGCAGGATTTGGTGGTAAAAAAGCCAAAGATATGTTGGCCAAAAAAATGTCAAAATCAACATCTTCTTCTATTACAAAAACTGTAAGTCCAAGTCCAGCCAATGCTACAAGTTCAATGGGTAAAATAAATATGGGTGCAGTTCTTAAAGGAGCAGCTGCAATGTTAATAATGGCAGGTGCGGTATTTGTATTAGGAAAAGCATTACAAGAATATAAAGATGTTGGTTTAACTGAAATAATGACGGCCATAGGTAGTATAGCTGCATTAGGAGTGGCAATGGGATTATTTGGATTATTAATGGCCGGACCACTTGGAGTAGGAATACTACTAGGTGCAGGTGCAATGTTGATAATGGCTAGTGCCTTATTTGTGTTAGGACATGCTTTACAGGCAATAAGTAAAGGATTTGGAGCGTTAGGAATGATACAACCGATGATTGGCGGACTTCTAGGAATGATAGGTGGGATATTTCAATTATCAGCCGCATTCACAGCATTAGCTGGTTCACTTTCATTATTAGGAATGGCTGGAATTGCTGCATTACCTGTATTACTTGGATTAGCAGTTGCAGGAGCAGGATTAGGATTTTTAATAAATGCAGTAGGTGGTGGAGAAAGTGAAACATCTTTACCGGCACTACCTGAGGAAACTAAACAATATTATAAAGATTCATTAGAAGTTCTTAGTGATATTAGAAACGGAATAAATCAAGGAAGTATAATAAAAATGAATAGAGATGTAGTTGGGGGAACTGTATCACAATCCCAATCAGAAAGTGGAGTAAACAGAGGGCAATTCAATAGATAAAAATGGGAAGAACAATATTAGAATTATTTCATGATAGTGAATTCAAAAATTCAGTTAATGCTAAAGAATCTAAAGGTGGATTTATACAAGATGTAACTAATTTTGCTCAACAAGAATTGAATGGTATTAGAAAAGCATCCCTTGTTGATATAAATAATCCCTTAATATATGGTAATGAGGTAACTCGTATTGCACTAAGAAGTACACCTGATTTAGAAATAATGAAAGATGATTCTAAAGGGTCAAAAGGTGAAAAGGGTGATGGACTAATAGGCGGAGCAATATCAGATGCAAGAAATAAAGTAAACTCTACGTTAGGAATCCCAAAAAATTTAATACCAACTACTGTTTCTGAAAAAATTATAGAATTAAGAAAGAAGGACACCGAAGATAATAAAGAAACTTCTTTATTAGAGTCAGCTAACTCACAAACTGTAATTACACCTGAAGGATTTGGGCCGAATGGTAAAGATGCAGGTAAATTTTTAAAAGAATCTGGTGGTGGAAATCCAAAAACTATTGGAAAACAAGCATTGGGTACTGGTATTGGTAGAGCTAAAGATGCACTTAGAGGTGAACTATTTGGTGAAGGACAAGGAGTAGGTACTGCAAACTCAGAGGGGTTTGAAGGTAAAAAATACAATGTAGAATATACATCAAATAAAACTACATATTCTAAAAGTAAGGAATCAGCTACGAGAATTAATCAAGATGATGGAGATACAATAGAAGTAATTAAAAAAAGTAAATTAGATTTACTAAAAGTAAATCCAAGAAAAGGTGTTAGTAGATATACACCTGATGAGTATTACTTTGGAAGAACTGGAAAAGCAGGAGAACGAGATGAAAAAAAGGCATATGGAAAAATGCCAAAATATAGTGATAAAAAGTACTTAGATTTTGATGATAAATTACCAATGGAATCGGCGTATAAATTGACTACACGAGATGAAATAAATACAATTTCTCCATCAGATGATTATACGATGGAAGATGGTTCATTCATGAAAATTGGTGAAGTTGTATATAAAGATTTTATTCCAGTATGGTTTAAAAAACATGGTAGTGAAAAACCAATTGTTTTTAGGTCAATTATTAGTGGACTTAGTGAAACAACATCACCATCTTGGAGTTCTAATAAATTTGTTGGTAACCCATATGCATTTTATATGTATGATGGTGTTGAAAGAAGTTTATCATTCAACCTTAAATTATTTGTTTCATCACCACTTGAATTGGATGGAGTTTGGGAAAGATTAAAATTATTAACTTCTTATGCATATCCAACTATTAATGGGGGATTAACAACACCACCGATTATTCAATTTAGAATAGGAAGTATGTATTCAGGTAAAATAGGATTTGTAGAAAGTTTAACTTATACAATACCAGATGAATCAAATTGGGAAACTGATGGTAAATTAGGATATCTTCCAAAAACAATAGATGCTGCAATAGGTATTAAATTTATTGAAACTCAAGGTTCTGAAGAACGATTATATGATATGGATATATCTAAAGCTGCGGTTAAAACCATCAATGATAAGAGGGAAAGTGATATGGAATCGCAAAGAACTTCTGGTGAAGGAGATACTCCTGATTTTGATTCTACACCAAAAGTAGAACCTAAAACAAAAACTGAGGTAAATGAAACAAAAAGTAAAAATCCAAAATCAATAAAAGGAGATAAACAACAAGAAAAAACAGCTATACCTCTAAAAGATGGTGAAGTATCTGCTGAAACGGCACAATCTGCAGTTAGAGATAGATTAGATGGTATGAGTCCAAAAGAATATCTTGATAAAAAAATACCTCAAGATTCTAATAAGATGACCGCGGCTCAAGAAAAAACATATATGAGTTGGCTAAGTAGATTCATAAATCAAGATAAAAATGCAATAGTTGAACCAATTAATTATTCTGATATGCCAAAAGAGGCTCAGTATTTCGCAACTGATGCTTATATTGGTACAACTTGGGGACCAGATGGTGAACAGGTAGTTTTAATCGGCCCTAACCTTAATGTTTATTTAAAAATTGAAGTATCAGGTAAAAAGGGATATATTGAGATAAATGAACATGGTGGTTCAACTCAGTTTAGAACCCCATCTCAAGAACAGGATGCTGCTATGGATGATGCAATAGGTTCGTCTTACTAATGAAAGATAAAAATAATGGCAAGTAGATATAAAAATAATAATAAAATAAAGTTAGAAAATGGTAAAAGAGTATATCGTTCAAAGATATACCCCAATATACCATTAAAGGATAGTGATATCTATGTGGTAACTCAAACAGGAGATAGATTAGATTCACTTGCTTCTCAATTTTATAGTAATTCATCTTATTGGTGGATTATTGCAACGGCCAATAATATTCACGATGCTTCATTATCAGTTGATGATGGAACAATACTTAGAATACCAATAGATTATAATACAATTGTAAATAACTTTAATAAATAATAAGTTATGGGTTTTCCTCAATTAGCAAATATAGATAAAAAGATAGTAACGGCAATAAATGCCAAAACTAAAAGTAATGTTACTACATCAAAGGTAATGCCTTGGATACGAGTGGTATCTTGTCTAGGAAATTTTTTAGTGTTAGAATCATCAAAAGAAGCAGTATCGTTTACTCAACAATATGGTAATACAGGAAAAAGTGGTAGAATTGGAACAGATAAAGATGGTAAATCAATATATGCAGAAGATGATAGAGGTTTTAGACCATCACCAACAATTTCAGCAATTAATATATCTCAAGGTAATGAGGGATTAAGTAAAAAAACATCCTTTACCATAATATGTTATTCTTTAGGCCAGGCAGAATTGGTAATGGAATACTTTATGGAACCAGGTAATCATGTATTAGTTGAGTGGGGAGAAAACACAAATGCATCAATAACCCAAAAATGTAACCCACTTGATGCTTGTACAATTATACAATATAATAATTTAAAATATACTCAAACGAAACGAAAAGATTCAGGTGCACATTATGATGCAGTATTAGGTACTATAACAAATGGTGGTTTAAGTTATGGTGATAATGAAACTTTTAACATTGATGTAGAACTAACATCTATTGGAGAATTACCGGCTTATTTACAACATCATAAAGGATTAGAGACAGGAAATTCAACAGCCGATTCAGGTGAAACATTTTCATCAAATGAAGTTAGAAAAGTAGCCACTAAAGTAAATAAAACGAAAGATGTAGGATATTCATTATATATGCAAATGTTTAATCAACTTCCATCTCATAAACGTTCAAAAGCTTTAAAAGATTTACCACTAGAACAAAAATGGTTATTAAATAGTGCTAATTATGTAAATATAGATAAAAAAATTAGAGATGCTTTAGTTAAATCAACAAAAAATGTAAAATTAGTTTCAGAATCCGATAAGGATTTAAAAATACCAACAGATATACCTTTATTTTCTGAAAAATCTTTTATCAGAGTAGCAGTAGCTTTTACAATACTTGATTTTCAAAATGGAATAGAACTTACACCTAGAAATATTCCTGCTTGTGATAATGAATCGGCTACAACAACCAATGGTATAATAAATTGGCGTAGTACTATTTGTAGAGCTCATAGAAATATGTTTTCTGCAAATTCTAATTTTCTTTATATTCCAAACAGACAACATCCTAGTTTCGATTTAGAAGGTGCTCTATCTACTAATGGTGAATGGAGTAAACCATTGGGAGATTTAAATATTGTTAAAGGTAATTTCTTAACTGATACTGTTGATACACATCCACTTGCAT